GCACACAGATACAACTCTAACTGCAAAATCGACTCAGCTCACCCAGGATTTATTAGAGACCTTGAAGAAAGAGGAATACCAGCTCTACCGATCAACTTTGGATTACAAATTAGGGATCACGAATCTGCGAACGTTCAAAGCCTAAGAAGCAAGATGGCTATCAATTCAGCCCAGATGGTTAAGATGGGTAAGGTAAGAATACACCCTAGCCATACAAAGTTAATCTCACAGTTAAGGTCAGCACAGTTTGACAAACGTGGTGGAATCAACAAGGAAGAATTGAACTTTGATATTGGTGATTGTTTCATCATGGCGTGTTGGGATCTCAAAGAGTTTGATTATGGTCACTATGATATCATGTCAGATAGATTGGTCAAACAAGACGACACCGATAAACCTAAAAGTAAGGGTGGTATTTCTTTAAATACGGAAGTAGTAGAATGAGTAAAATTATGACCAATGATGAGAAACTGCAAGAGTTTATTGTTAAAGCAACAGGTAAGACAATCGGTAGATGTTCCAAAGTACAACTAGCCACGCTGTTTGCCAATACCTATGCTGAATATGTCAAGGCATACAAACAAGGAAACGAGCAGATTGAACAGGGCTACAAATTATACAAAGAGAAAGATGATAAAATTATAGAGATAACAGAAGCAATAAAAGACCTGGAAACAATACCAACATCTGTAATTACTACCATTATTGAAGCAAAGCCAAAGGAAAAAGTTGACTAAATCATATCATGTATGTCCACGCTGTTTTGAGTTTAAAGGTAAAAAATACATTCGTGATGGGTGGGTTGTAAGTAATGAATAACAATCCAAAGACACAAGAAGAATTAATGCTATTATATATGAAATCAGTACACACACTATTAGGTGCAGTTAGGCAAAAAGAAAAAGAGTTAAAGAAATGGAAAGATGATGATCCTAAAACTGTAATGCACTACACAACAAGAATGGTTCAGGATTGGTTTAGAGCCAAAGGTGGCTTACCTATACCCGATTAATTTATTCTATTATATAAAGAACAATTAAGAATTACATTATGAATCCATTATTATTTAATCTAGATATTAGTTCTCTAAATAATTGTGGTAGTGATTAATTGGCATACGGTCTTTATCTTATAATGGATCAACCAAAATGGTTCAGAGGGGATTTTAGCGATACAAACAAACTAACAGGAACAATCTATTCAGATCAGAAATTTACAAGAGAAGCAAACTTAACAGGATATACCATCACAATTAGACTAACCAAGAATCATAGATGGGGTGATTACTTCAACAGAACTGCAAGTATTGTTTCTGCAACAGGTGGAACATTTTCATACGCAGTAGCAGAGAATGAGATACCACCACCAGGATTATACAATGTCAAGATTGAATTATCCAAGTCAGGTTCAAGAGAATCAACATTAAATAGACAGGAATTAATGGTAGTTGAAGGTGCAACAGCATGATTGACGCAATAGGAAACCCAATTAATTACGATATTCAAGAGAATAAAATACAAGAATCCAAAATACCATTAGCCAAGATAGTCAGATCAGATTATCAGCGTGAGCAACCAATACAAGTCACCTTTGAACAGTTGATTAAATATCACGATAGGACACCACAATTACAAATAGCAGTATCATCTTATTCAGAATTAATTACAGGAACAGAAATGAACGTTACCTGCAAGTCAGATAAGGCAACAGAAGTGTTAAACGAATGGATAAGAAATACCAATTTTTATGACAAGTTTGAAAACATGGTCACTACCTGTCTAATCACAGGAAACTCAATACTTGAGAAACTAGATGAGAATGACATACAAGACATAGAGGAAGTAGATATGCAAACCATCATAGCAAAAAATAGAAACGAGTACGGTGAATTACAATACTATGAGCATAGAACAAATCATGGACAAACAGCAAAACTAGGCGAGGGCAAACTAGGCAAATTTATCGAATTTAACTTAACAAACTATTCTAAACAAGCATGGGGTAAGTCATTATTTTATTCACTAGCCATTCCAAGAACAATAGGAAACAGAACAACAGCACCATTGATTGAAATCATGTGGGGTGTTGAAGACGCTATGTCAGCAATTATCTTAAACAATGCATATCCCATCACGACCATTACCTATGCAGGTGCAAGTGATCCATATCTTGAGAAAGAGGCAGTAAGATGGCAAAAGTACAAGCCAGGTGACAAACGTGTCCAAAAGATAAAGCCTGAGATAGAGTTCTTTGAAACACAGGGAAACAGCAAATATACAGATTACATTAACCACCTAGAGAAAACATTCGAGCTTGGTACACAATTCCCACACGATATTATGACAGGGGATTTCACTAGCAGAGCATCATCAGAAACAACAGATAACATTGTAATGAAAAGGGTAAGGGGTTATCAGAGATATTTGGCTAACAAACTAAAGGTGGAACTATTTGACAACATACTAATCCAAAACGGATATGATCCAGAGGTAGAGGAATGTGAAGTTGCATTTACATCACAGAACATTATCGAATTGGAAGTGGCACAGATTAAGGATCTTACTACACAGGGTATTATGACTAAAGGTGAATCAAGAGAATGGCTAAGAACTAACACAGGAATGGAATTACCTGATGATAAAGAAATTCAAGCAAACCAAGACGTACAAGCAACCGTAGCAAAGAACGCACAGGACATAAAACAAGAGAAATTTATCCAGGAAAACATGAAGCAAATATCACAAGTAAAAGCAAAGCCAAAAATAATGTGTAAGATGTGCAAGGAAGGACAACACGCATTATGCACCAAACGTAGATGTGAATGTCAATGACAGAATTTGACGATTTGACTAAAAGAATCTTGGACAAACTAGATGGATTTACTATGGTAGAAGTTATTCAGAATTTAAAATAATAGTTTAAATAAAGCATAGATATCATATTAGTATAGCCGTCAGGGGATATCTTGAGTTGTGGATTCTAGATACCTGAAAAAGATACCTCTCTTAGGCTACCACCAAGACGCATTTCGTGAGAGTGCCATAGGTTTTGTTTCCTATCATTGAGGTGGTATTTTTACTTAATTTTTTTTAACCTTATGGGTTTATATTGATCTTCTTTTTCTATATCATTATGGATAAAGACACCGAAACAATAGTAGCCATACAGGATATACTTAATAAAAGTCCAGATGAAGTATATAAATGGCAATTAGAAACTCTTAGACATAACGAATCTGTCACAGATCCAGAAGATGAAGATTGTTTGTTTGATGAGGGTTGTAATTGTACTGAATGTAAAAAAGATCCAAGCAGATTTAAGCATAACATTATGGGGATTTAATAATGGTAATTAAAGAAGTAGATTCAGAAGATATTATAGATGGATTAGAAATAATGGGTGAATTATCAGTTGGTAGTCACCATACTGTTTTTGATGATATACCTGAACTTCAAAAAGTCCAAGATATTTTACAAAAATTATTAGACTATTAGTCAACTTTGTTCAATCTTATGGGTTTATATTGAAGTAGTTTGGTAATAAAGGTATGAATACAACAACACAAACAGAATATCTAGCCAAAATGAACACATTTTCTAAAAACGTCAAATTGGCAGAAGAAAAAATCAAACAAAAAGAACAAGAAATTGAAGCATTAAAAGAAAAAATTGATAAAATAAGAAAACAACAATCACATTATGATTGGGAAGTAAAATCTAGTGGTGTTATGAAAGATTTTGATCTAATAGTAGCAACAGCAAATGGTCGTGAAGCAAGACCTGAATTGAATCATTTGAAAGAGGCTATGAACCAATGACACCTAAAATCCTTCCATGCCAAACTTACAAAGCTAGAGTATTGGCTAGACAGTTAGACCAAAATGACTATTCCCCAATGAGGTGTAATAATTGATTCAGGATAACGAGTTTATCTGTGATGTTTGTTACAAAACATTTGACAAACTATACAGGATTCCTACTGATGGTGGGCAATTCTGTGAAGATTGTCACGAAGAATTATAGACCGTTAAGCTTTATTTTAAGCTTAATGGTTACTTTTACTTATTTTATCATATTAGGACTAGCGTAAGACGTCTTATTCGTTATAGACTAAAAGAACGTAGATACGTCATTAGTCTATTAATTCTTATTATACCTAATACCAAGTTTAAATATTGAATCTTCAAGCATATACTTCCGTTAATGAATCTGCTAATATTACAGGTGTTGCATTAATTCCTAGAATTAGTAGAAATAACAATCTTTATACTAAACAAGAATTGGAACGCTTTGATGGTGTTACTGTTCCGTTAAATTGGGAACATGATCCATCTAACGTAATTGGTCAAGTTACTTTCCATTATAACCCAAGTCAAGAAACTGTCTATTATGAGGGTGTAATTACCAACGAAGCAAGTGCCAATGTAGCACGAAACAAATTATTATTCACAAGTATCGAAGCAACACCAACAGAAGTACAAGAGATATGTAATGGTGATTCAGATTGTTTTGCTATGCCATTTGGATTAAGACCAGAAGGATTAGCATTAACTGAAACACCTGGTGTACCTGAAACATCTGTTAAAGTCATTGAGAATTACATCAAAGAATGTAATCATCATGAACTAGAGGCTGATGCAGTAGCCAAAGTAGAAGGTGTTAGTACAACTGACTTTATCAACTTTAAGAATCAAATTATGGATCACCTACACGTTGAAGTATGTGAAGATTGTGGCAAACTACACTCAAAAAAAAACTAGAAAATAATCCTAAATATTTAGACGAACTTGAAGAACAAAACATTATTAAAATATTAAACGAGGGTAATCCTAACCACGCACCTAAAGGTGATTCCAAAGGTGGACAATTTACTAAAGGTGATGGGGGTAGTGGTAGTGATGATGATAAAGACGATACTAATTCACCAAAAAAAGTAAAATATGCAAATTCAAATAATATTATTTACAAAGCTTATGGAAAATATAAAAAAATGTCAAACGTTCAAAGTTTTGTCAATAAATCGTTTGATAATATACCATCACATTTATCAATAATCGCAGGTGATAAAAGTATTATTTTAACTGATAATCCTGGTAAAACAAAAGGTGTTTTAGGCACTTTTAATCATGGCACAGAAGATATAAAATTAAGACCATCAGGTGACGTTGATTTTAATACTAATGTGTTAGTACATGAATTGGCACATAAATGGGATCAAGAATGGCTTAGTGATGAAAAAAGAAAAAAATGGAATGAATCTGATATTATGGCAAAACCATTAACAAAATACACGAAGGAAATATTAGAAAAACATGGTGATAAAAATGTGTCAAAATTACCAACAGATAGTAAATTTAACAAATTTGGCAATACCTTTAGAATGGAGCAGTTTGCAGAGTTACAAAGATTAGTATTTGCACCACCTACAAAATACATGGGTGGTAAAAAATTAGTTGATGATAAAACTTTTCAAAAACAAAGAGAATTTTTCTTTGAATTAACAAGTATTTGGAAACCCGAAGATCCAAGAAATCCATTTGTGAAAAAAGAATCAACAGAAGATGTAGCTCTTAGTGGTGATCATAGCAGAGCAGATGTAGGCAAAAAGAAAAAGAAAAGATTTGAATTTAATGAAGCATTAGATGAGCATTGGATTAAATTAATACAAGAGGTAAGATATAGGGCATTTACACATTCATCATCATTTGTTGGTAATGTAAAATATGACCAAGATGAACAATCAATGGAAGTAATACTTAATGGTAAAACCTATGATTTCTGTAACGTATCAGAGAGATTATTTGATGCCTTTGAGGGTGCAGATAGTAAGGGTGCATTTTTCAACAGGGAAATCAAAACCTTACATGATTGTTAGTCCTTATATAACCTACATTTAAAGAATTAGTTATGCCTTGCGACTGTAACAAAAAAACAGAAGCTGACGATAAAGAATGTCCAGAAGGACAATCTTTTGATGTCTCTCAAGGAAAATGCGTAGCAAAAGAATCAGCATTTGGTGATCCAAAAACTGACTCTACCATTGGCGATCTCGCTGGTGAAGGAGCAGATGTTGGTGACAAACAACAAGTAGAGGGTTGTCCAGAAGGACACTCAATTAACCCTGACTCTGGAGTTTGTGAACCAGGTGCTTCTGCTGACAAAACTGATAACATTGGTCAAACCAATACATCTATTGCAACAGAAAAGAAACTAGCTAGCATTGAAAAATCCTTAAAGGCTCTTTCAGAAAAGAAACCAACTGCACAAGTAGGTTTAGATGATGGAATACACTCATGGAAAACAGTAGCTGAAAACATGGCTCCATCTTTAAGAAAGTTTGGTAAATTCGAGTTTGACATTAATTTGGAAAGCTTGAGATCCGTTAACACTAAACAAACTAAAGATAGAAGTGGTGCAATTACTGAATCATTCAGAGCTTCCCCATTACAACTACAAGAAGCAGTAGCTATATCTGGTACACACGCAACACAGGACTTAGATACTGATGTTGCCGTGGTTCCTGGTGGTTTATCTTTTAGACCTGTATTCGAATTTGCTAAAGTCAAAAAAATCGAAGCAGGTATGGATAGAGCAAGATTCTTCAAGACAACAATCCCAGCAAACGGTTCACAAACTGTTGGCTCTACACCTTCACAAGCAACACAAACTTTCACAGCAATCGAAGTCACACCTTCAACCATTACGGGTGTTTATCTCGTAGGTGACTTTGATGAAATTGAAAATTCCCCATTCGATTTGCTCCAAGCAATCGTTGAAGGAAGTGCAGCTTCTTATGAAGACTTTGTAGCAACTGACATGTTGAACACTAAATCTGCTGAGGGAACACTTACAGCAGGATTATGGATCAGAGGAGATACTGGAGCAACCATTACTTCAAGTAATGTAGCATCAGTCGTCTTTGACGAAACAGGAATCGCAGTAGCTCGTGAGTATCTTGAAAACCAAGGATATTTGAGAGGTGGAATTAAACCTGTAGCTTTCTTACACCCACAACAATGGAGACAGCTAATCACTTCAACTAATGTAACATCATTAGCAACTAGATCAGCACCTGACATTTGGCTCAAAGCAGAACTTGAGCAATTTATGGGTGTTCAATTAGTTGTATCAAACGCAGTTGAAGAAAAATCTCAAACCAACAACGCATATAACGCAATCATCTGTGTGCCAAAACACTCATACGGTATTGGTATCAAACGTGATGTAACTGTTAAAATGCACGAAGTCGGTGAAGATAACCAAGTTAGAGTAAATACTACTTGGAGAACAAACACAGGTGTAATAGACGCAACATCAATCGTTCGAGTTTCATCAACAGTTTAATCAGCTTAACTGATTATCTTTTTTTCCCTTTTTATTTAATTTATTAAACCTAAACCTTATAATAATCACCAATAATCTAACTATCTAATGACATGGAAAACAACAGCCATTTTAGCAACTCTGATTTTATCAGGCGTTGGAATGGCACAAGCAGAAGAAAGCGTAATACAAGTGCCTTTTGATTATCATGGATTTTCATGCTGGTATGATGAATTAACAATAGAATATCATTGTACCTGGCAAGGTGTCCAAGATAAATTCACTATTGAGGATCTTGAACAGTTCAAAGATATTTTAGATGAAACAATCTACAATGAAGAACTTAAAAGACTACAAGAGGAAGCACTAGCTGAAATTGAAGCAGAAAAAGCAATACTAACACCTAATGAGAAAATAATTCTAGAAATAGAAAAGAAACTCAATCAAGGTATTGCAACTGCAACTGATTCAGTTTACATGAATTTACTCAAAGAGTTAAACACCTGTAAACAAGGAATGGATAAACAAACAGCACCATTCCAAGAAGCAAGAGAGTTTGAAATATCTGACTTTAACTTATGGAAAGTTAATAATGTCAAATATGACGGAAAACTTGGAGAAATAGTCCTTGCAATAGAGGAATGTCGAGCTCAAGTTGCTTTGAAACAGATAGTCGGTGAGGGATATTCTAATATGCCAACAGGAGATGATGATGTTCAATTCAGCCTACTTGTAGAGTATGAAGGTATTCAAGCCTTAAACTTTGATGACCATACTGCAACACACAGGAATATTGACAGATCACTAATTTGTGATAACAATCAATTCCCACTAACACACCAAGCACAATTTGGCTGTGAAGTATTGTATGATGGAAAGACAGCAGAGCAAATCAAACGTGAAAACGAAGTAAGATTTGGAACAGATGGCAAAGTACAGTATCAAAGTGAGTTACTTGGAAAGTATCATGAATACTTGAACAATAATTTCAGATACGCAACTGCACAGGATAAGGCATTAGAGGAATCTATTGCTGAACCAATAGCCAAGAATATGATTGAGTCAAATTCTTTCTGGCAAAACTCAAACAATAGGGATTAATCCCCTTTTTTTCTTTTTTTAAGTCTATTATTTCCTTTATTTTTAAAAATCAGTTAGTTAATACTATGGCAGGAAATTATTATGGAATTAACTCTTGTAAAGACCTTCTAAACATAGAAGTAACTGATACAGTTGATGATGAACTGCTAAATCGCTTTGGAGCAGTAGCAA